CAAGTAAGGCCGCTGGCCTACCTACCTGGATCGGTGTTGCTGTTTCTTCAGAGGTTGACTCTGGAAACACAGACAGAGGCTCAGGTGGTGCAGACCCCGCACTAAGCTCAACCAATGATGGCTTCCCTAACTCAGCAGCGACTGACGGTACTGTTAGAGCGCTGACTGAGGATGGGTTGTTGGGTGTAATCAAGGCGTGTTACGTCAATGGTTCTAACCCTAACGTCATCATGATGGGTCCGACTGTTAAGCAACAGTTTTCCAAGTACATGTTCTCTACGAACAGCCGTATCGCTACGCCTTACCAGGATTATGGTAAGAACCAGCGCGATGGTGTTGGTGTAGTTGGGGCCGTCGATGTCTATGTGAGCGATTTCGGGGTTTTAGATGTCGTTCCTAATAGACTTCAGAGACAGGTCAGCAATGACTATGTAGACGTATTCGTACTCGACACTGAGTATGCAAAAGTCTCTTACCTTGATGACTACAAGACCGAAACAATCGCACAGGTCGGTGATGCCGAGCGGCGCACGTTGTTGGTTGACTATTCACTAGTCATACCTAACCCAGGCGCACACGGTATCTTTGCCGATGTTGATGACGATGCAGCTATGACAGCTAGCTAAAAGCTGCCGAATGAGAGGGGGCCTTATGGCCCCCTTTTTTTATGGGGATCGTATGAAAAAGTTAATGGAAAAGCAGTTGTGGAATGGCAACCGCACGAGGGTGTTTTCTGACGGCAATGAGTTGGTCGCAGAAGATGTCAAGCCAGCAGGCCAGGTGCAGGCAATCCTCGATAGTAATGCGGAGCTAAGAAACCACGCTGTCATCAACAAGCAGGCTAGAGGCCGTTTGGTGGCTAGGATTCCCGATACGATGCACAGGGAATGGAAGAAAGAGTGGAAGAACAAGTATTCGCAGGATTGGACCTGGAAGACATACCTGTCTATGAAACTTAATAGCCGTGAAAACAGCTACCTCAAACTGATTAACGGCAAGATATGACAACCTACGCAACGCTCAAAAGCGACATCACTGAGTACATGGCGCGATCTGATATAACCGATGCGCTAAAAGCTACGTTTGTGCGTATTGCTGAGGCAGAGATCAGGAGATCAGTCCGAATCGGCGCGATGGAGGTGACAGATACCTCTTTTGCGGTTAGCTCACGCTCAACTGCGCTACCCACAGGGTTCATCTCGATGCGTAGCGTGTCCAATAACGCAAGTAACGCCAGGGAGCTTGATTATCTGCCGCCTGCGAGACTGCGTAGTGCAAAGATATTCGATATATCTAGCGGTGAGCCGTCTGCCTACACGATAGAAGGCACTAACATTGTCCTAGCACCTGTACCAACAAGCAGTACGCTTACACTTGTCTATTACAAGGCTTTTGATGCGCTCTCAGCGGATTCTGATACCAATGTTCTGCTCAGTACCTATTACGATGTTTACCTGTACGGCGCATTACGTGCCGCCTCAGAGTGGGCGTTAGAGCCAGAGAACGAGAATAGATACGCACAGAAATTTGCGATCAGCATAGAGCAGACTAACCAGGAAGAACGCTGGTCAAGGGTCAGCGGTTCTGCATTATTTAGAACCGGCGGCATGGGTACACCATGACCAAAATGGTGTTTGGTGAGTGGTTGCCAGATCAACCAGCACTTGATAACCCAGGCGCGACAGTAGCTAAGAATGTGTTGCCGTATGTGCAAACCTACGGCTCATTTAAGTCTCTGCAATCTTTCTCTACGGCACTTACGAGTGCGTGTACGGGTTCGATTAGTGTCAAAGACAGTGCAGGCACGATTCATGTTCATGCAGGCTCACAAACCAAGATAGAAAGTCTTACGGCGGCTAAAACCTGGGCAGATAAATCCAAGTCAGGCGGCTATGTCGGTGTAGAAAGCTGGCGATGGTCACGCTTCGGTGATCGGCTCATTACAGTCGCAGCAGGTATTGCGCCACAGTTTTATGACCTTACATCGTCAAGCACGTATCTGGATTTGCCAGGGTCACCACCACAAGCAAAGTCGATAGCAACCGTTAGAAACTTTTTGGTGTTAGGTAATCTCAATGACGGGACACCTAGACCCAACAGGCTCAACTGGTCTGGCTATAACAACACAGAATTATGGACCGCCTCTGTTGCTACGCAGTCTGATACTAGAGACTTAGAGGGTGACGGCGGCGAGATACAGGCAATCGTGCCAGGGCAGTATGGCGTAGTCTTCCAAGAAAACTCTATCTGGACGATGACCTACTCAGGGCCTCCGACGATCTTTAGGCTCAATGAGGTAGAAGAGGGCAGAGGTACACCGGCACCTGATAGCGTTTGCTGGTCAGGCTCTACAATTTATTACTTAGGCCAGGATGGTTTTTATGCTTTCACTGGTCAGGGATCGAGACCAATCGGCGCAGAAAAAGTAGACCGATGGTTCTTTGATACCGCAGATGAAAACTCAGTCAGGTTTGTGCGAGGCGTTGTAGATAGGCGCAATCGCATGGTTATCTGGTCGTTCCGCAGTGACTCAACTCTGGCACACAATGACTTTCTGCTTATCTATAACTGGGCAGCAGACAGATGGTCGTACTGCCAGGTAGACACTGAAGTTATATCTGAATACCTAACGACTGACTTTACGCTTGATCAGCTAGATACGCCGCTACCGCAGGGAATCGATTTAGATTCTATACCTGTAGACAGTACAGCGTTTAGAGGTGGGCGAGTGTCTATGGCTGCATTTGATACAAGCCACAAGATGGGTACGTTTAACGGCACTTCGCTCAATGCGGAGCTAGAGACAAAAGAGTTAGCAGATCCAAACGGCAACACGATGGTACTGACAGGCGTGAGGCCGCTAGTAGATGGATCTAGTGCGACAGTCACAGTGCAGAGCGGCACAAGAAACAACCAAAACGAAAACTTTAGCTTTGGTCTGGCGCAGGCGCAGAACACGCTAGGCAAGATGAGTTTTCGCAATAAGGCCCGATATCACCGCATACGAGTGAACACTTCGGGAGAATTCAATGACGCATTCGGTGTAGACATCGATGTTAAAATGGGTGGAGCTAGATAATGCCTGGACCTAATGAGAGTGATGAAGAGATAGATCCGAATGAGGAAACCAACCCTTATAAAGATAAATCTATTGATGACATCATAAAGGAAATCATGGGCAAGCATGGGCAAGACGATTATCAAGACTTGCCTGAAGATATGAAAAACCGTATCGAAGAGCTTGATATGGTTAACGCAATCTTGGCTGGTATGGACACGGGAGCGTTTCCTGATTTTAGCGATCCAAATGCAGGTTCTGGGGTAGATGGAAACATACCCGACCCAGGCGCACCTCCAAGCGGCAATCCTTACTTGCCACCTGATACCGGCACACCTGGTGGAGGCCCAATAACAGGCGGCAACCCCAACACAGGTGTTGATCCAAATGTGCCTTATGGACTCCCAAATGATCCAGGCAATCCGTTCGGTGATGGACTGCCAATGCCTATCGATCCAACTGGTGGTGATGGCCCTGGTTATGGCACACCGTTTTCTCCGTTTGGTTTACCGACAGGGCCGGTGCTGCCTAACTTCACAGCAGAAGAAGGACCGTTCACAAATGTGTCTCCAACTGGCCTAACCAGTTTTGGTTCGACAGGTGATGAGATCATCGCGGGGTTGGCTAAAAATGTGAATCAAGGGGGGCTGTACACGCCTGGTATGACGCAGCAGCAATTCGTCGATGCAACAATAGCAATAGCATTTGCTGGTGTACCGCCGGGGTCTATTTCTAATGCACAAAGGTTAGCAATAACTAATCAGGCGCTGACAGCTTACTCATTAGCAGATAAGTCGGATCCGACTACAGTAAATATAGCTGATACGTCAGGTAATGCAGCGATTGACGCTTACCAAACGCTGTCCGATGACGCTGGCAACCAAGAAATAGTTACAATTAACCCAGCGGAAGAAGTGCCATCTGGCTTGCCCGAAATAGACCCAGATATAATCTTTTCTAACATTGACCCATCGATGATGGAACCTGATGTTCCGATAAATATACCGCCACCATTTCCGACAGATGATGAAGCGGCATCTAATACAGTTGCAGGTGGTAGCACAACCGGTGGTGGTTCGGAAGAGGGTGAGGAAAGCGAGGAAGGAGAAAAAAACAAGCCTGGAGGAAGCAATAATCCATTATTCACGGTAGGCGGCAACGGTGTACCGATGGAAGGTGGCGGCATACCATTAGGTGGTGTACCTGGCAGTGGTGCTGCAGGAGGCACTGGCACAACAGGTGGTGCAACCTCTGGAGGCGAATCTGGCGCAGGTGGTGCGGGTTCCGCTGGTGGAATAAGCGGATCGGGCCCTACTGGTGGGTTCACTAATGTTGGCGGCGGTGAAGCAGGTGGTGGCATCACTGGCACAGGTGGTTCGGCAGATGAAACGGCGGCTGGTCAAACAGGTGCGGCAGGTGACCCTGCAGATGCAGGCAATGTAGCTGCTGCTGGTGGAGATGCTGGTGCTGATGCGACAGCACAAGAAAGCGGGGCGGGTGGAGATGATACAGCAACCCAAACTGACGATGGCAGCGGCGATGACGCAGACGCTCTTCTCAAAAGCCTGACGAATGCTGTAGCGCAAGGAAACAATGCTTTAGCAGAACAAATTTATAACAAGCTTACTGAGACAGTAGGCGTTCCTTTGTCAGATATAAACGATGCCTTGGCTGGAGTAGATTCTAGTTTGGCAAACGTCTTGTCTGGTATTGATGCTTCGCAAGAAGACATCGAAAACGCCATTGAGTCAGGCACAACCACATTAGGCGAGGCCATAGAGTCTGGACTAATTGATCTGGGCGAAGGCGTATCGTCCGATTTAGAAGCCTTGGAAGAGCAGATAACGAGCGGTCAAACGACAATAGAAGAGCTTGTTAGCAATGGGACGCTAGACGTTACAACAGCAGTAAGCGAGTCTCAGGCAGCATTAGAAGAGGCCATAAAGTCTGGGAATATTACGCTGCAAGAAGCTGTTGATAAGGGATTGATTGAGTTAGGAGAAGGTGTAGCGTCCGATATAGAAAATCTAGAAACCGCCTTAACACAAGGGCAGACGACTTTACAGGATCTCGTGGAATCTGGGTTGGTAGAGGTTGCAGAAAACAATGAGGAAACCCAACAGGCGATAGAAGATCTCGGCATAGAGTTTACGGACAAGATCGATGAAACACAGGCAGCAATCGACCAAATGTTCCAAGAGCTTGCGGATGCGGCTGGTGTCAGCGTCGATGAATTAAAACAACAGATTAAGGATGCAGAGAACGAATTAGATGAGTCTTTAACGGGGCTTGCTGGCGTTATCGATCAGTTGCCTCAATCGTTACAAGATATGTTGGAGCCGTTCCTCGATTTAATCGGTAGCTCGATCAGTACGCTATCAGGTGATCAGGCAACTAAGTTCAAAGAAGTTTTAGATTTAGTAGCGCAAGGCAACTACGGCCTTGCATCGCAATTAGCTACGTTAGCTGGTTCAGTTACCGGCGGGTTAACCAGCATCTATGACTTAATCAATGATGGAGCTAACAAGTTTTGGGAAATATTAAATCCTGGCTCAACCGAGCAAGAAGTCACGGCAGCAGATTTAGCCGAAGAGTATGGCAAGGGGCCTGGAATTGATCGGACGGGTACTGGTGATGTTATTGATCTCTCTTCTCTTTTTCCTGGCGTTAATTTCGGCTCCGGGCCTGTTGGCGGTGTCACAGGATCTACAGGAGAAACGTATTATCCAGCAGATGGAGCGAATGTCGTAATCGATGAGCCGCCTGGCCGCAGGCTGACTCTAGGAGATATTATCGACCCTGGTGTTGACAGAGGTGTTGATACGAGTGGCAGGCCGATGGGCGCACAAAACATGCAGCTATTCCCAGGCTATACAGGTCAGGCGCAAAGACTAAGTGGCACGTTAGACACTTATCCAGAGTTACAAAAACAGGCTAGCGTGGAGTATGGCGTAAACATCGCAACACAATTCCCAAGCCTAAACGAGCAGCAGCAAGGCTTTTTTGCAAACTATGTAACGCAAAAGATACAAGCCAAAGAGGGGTTGGCAGAAGATCCTGGTTTCTTGCCTTTTGATATCTACAACATCGTGGCTCCACAGCTCAATGATGTACTTAATAACTTTGGCACATATGACTATCAAACA